CATCTCAACAGAGGGGCGCTCCCTAACGATTCGACCAGGGGGAGAAAATTAGGTTCCCTTCCGAAAAGATCAAAAAAATCTGAGGAGGGGGGAGGGGGAGGGGGCACCCCCCTAAACCGAATGTAGACATGCGCGCGCCATATAAATATCATTCACCACGCACAATCCTGTGAAAAAAAGATTTGATCAATTTAGGCCATTTAGCTGAAAGCGAGATGAAGGAGATCCTTCAACTCCAAGACAGGCTTAATTTTTTGAACAAGCAGGAATCCTGCCGGGACTCCTTCATGGAGTACATTCGGTATATCTGGCCCGGATTTATTGAGGGTGAGCATCACCGCGTTATCTCGAAAAGGTTGACGGCGGTAGCGAAGGGGGAGTTGAAGCGGTTAATTATCAACATGCCGCCCCGTCATACGAAGAGTGAGTTTGCCTCGATCTACTTCCCTAGTTGGATGATGGGACTCCAGCCAGATCTCAAAATTATGCAGACCACCCACACTGCAGACTTATCCATAAATTTTGGCCGAAAGGTTCGGAACCTTATGGACACGGAGGAATATTCCAAAATTTTTCCAGACGTAAACTTGGCGGCAGACTCCAAGAGTGCGGGAAAGTGGCAGACATCGACGGGTGGGGAATATTTTGCTGCAGGTGTAGGGGGTGCGATAGCGGGGCGTGGCGCGGATTTGTTGATTATTGATGATCCGCACTCTGAGCAGGACGCGATGAGCATGAATCTGCTGGATTCCTGTTATGAGTGGTACACATCGGGTCCGAGACAGCGGTTACAGCCAGGGGGTTCGATCGTTATTGTTATGACCCGTTGGTCCACGATGGATTTAACGGGTCGGTTATTGGACCGACAGACGGAGATGAACTCAGATCAGTGGGAAGTTATTGAGTTACCGGCCATTTTTGAGGATACCGAAGAGGTATTGTGGCCTGAGTTCTGGAAGAAGGAGGAGTTGGACAGTGTTAAGGCGTCTATTCCTGTTTCTAAGTGGAATGCACAGTACCAGCAAGACCCCACATCGGAAGAAGGGGCGATTATTAAGCGTGATTGGTGGCAATTGTGGGAGCAAGAGGAGCCACCCAACTGTAGTTATGTGATTCAGAGCTACGATACGGCGTTTTCTAAGAAGGAGACGGCGGATTACAGTGCAATTACGACATGGGGGGTGTTTAGCCCCGGTGATGGCCAGAGTGATGCGATTATTTTGTTGGATGCCCAGCGTGGTAGGTGGGATTTCACGGATCTGAAGGTGATTGCCCAAGAGCAATACAATGAATACCGCCCTGACATGGTCCTGATTGAGGCGCAAGCGAGCGGAACGCCCTTGACGCATGAGTTGAGGGCGATGGGGATTCCGGTGGTGAACTATCGTCCGAGTCGAGGCAACGACAAGATGACCCGTGTACATGCGGTGAGCCCTGTTTTTGAGGCGGGGATGGTCTGGGCACCCGATAGGATGTTTGCAGATGAGGTGATTGAGGAATGTGCGGCGTTTCCTTTCTCCGCAAACGATGATTATGTGGACACAACAACGCAGGCTATATTAAGGTTTAGGCAGGGTAATTTTATCAATCTCCATTCTGATGAGGTTGAGGAAGAGTTGTACCGTGCCAAGCGTGCATATTATTAATTGGGCTACCCCCATGTTGGGGAACAGGCCATCTCAAGGAGTCTTTGACCATGGCTGAGAAAAAAGAAGATTTATCTCTTTTTGAGCGTTTTCTGCCCAAAAAATTAAGAAAGGTAGCAGGTGTAGCTGGAGATGTTGCAAGAGGCACTGCGACAAGAGTGGGGTCAGTAGGACGCAAATCTGAAACAACAATTGCTCCAGGCACAAGCACTCGCGCCGTTGGTAGAGGGTATGGAGTACGACAAAGGGGACAAGGCTCTAGGGCTGCGACTAGGTCACAAAGAGATGCGGCTACTAAACGTGGGACGACAAGAACGGCAACTATTGCGGGCGGAGCCGCAGCGGCGGGTGGCACGGGTGTTGCCCTTTCTGGCTCAGGAAAAAAGAAAGCCGACAAGAAAGAAAAGCCAAAGGTTAAGTACAACGTAGGTGTTAGTAAGGGCGGCGTCCCTTTTGCTGAGGCGTTTAAGCATTTTAGGGGCCAAGGGAAAAAAACCTTTACCTGGAATGGCAAAAAGTACACCACCGAGTTGAAGAAAGAAGGCAAAGCCGCCAAGAAACCGAAGAAAGCTAAAGGGTTACGCAAGTTCTTGTTGGGCGAAGACGGCAAGTTTGGCGGCAAGCGAGGAGCGATTGATTTCCTCCCGGGTAAGTCTAGACCGGGAAGGAAAGCCAAGGACGATAAGAAAGCATCTGGTAAGGCCGGTGGCGGCATGATGTCCAAGAAAGGCTATGCCAAAGGTGGCATGACCAAGAAAGGCTATGCAAAAGGTGGTTCTGTCAGGGGCAAGCCCCGTGGTGTGGGTGCTGCCGTCCGTGGTTACGGCAAAGCGTTGAAGTAATGAAAAAAAACTTCCCCGACTTAACGGGTGACGGAAAGGTCACAAGGAAGGATGTTTTGAAAGGTCGCGGAGTCCCTGGGTTTAAGAAGGGGGGCTCCGCTAGAAAGAAGGGCATGGGCACCAAGTGGGAATCTAAGTGGGGATAAACTAAAAGAGGACGATACAAAAACAATGCCATACCTCCAAAGCAACATCCCGCACTTCAAGGCGTGGGTAAGAAGGGAATACACTGTTAATCATGAGCGATACCAAGGCGAGTTCTTACACGCCATGGTCATTGCTGTCACTACGATGCCGACAAGATGTCTATCTTTTCAGGTGATCTTCACAGGTTGTGAGTCAGATGAAGAGGATGAGTCGAATGTGCACGGCGGGGCGATGTGGGCACGCATGCCGATTACCGCGCTAGTCGCAGATACACCTTACGAAGAATGGCCAGAACCGATGGCAGTGCATGATGCCCAGCCGTGGGATTGTTCATCACACACCCATGCGGTGTACGTGCTAGATCGCTGCACGCCCTGTCCGTGGATTGCGAAAATCGATGGGGATTTTTATCCCGCAAAATACTTGTTCACCGTGGATTATGCAGAGAATGAAATCGCTGATGATCCTGCTCAACACAAGCAATCGCATGTGATGGAGTTGTTGGATGCAGGCCCATGGACGGGGAATATTGTGGCGCTGCCCAATAACAGGGTAAGGGTTACCCACCCTGCTTGGTTTGAGCTAGGCGAGGGAGCCCCGGATTTTAAGCCGTCGCAGCATATTCACTATAGTAAATCTGACTTGGATTATACGTTGGATGTAAATAGAATCTTTGACAACCTGTACGCAGACAAAGAGTAGCCCATGGCGATTGAACGAGGCGTCGATGACGTTGACATAGATGAACTCAATATTGAGGACTCATCAAAAGAACTCGTTGTCGGGGTAGAGGGCCAAGACGATCAGTTCATTGACGACGAAGAAGTTCAAACGCTAGAAGACGGAACGATGGTCTTTGGCCCTGAAGACATGATGGGCGATATGCCTGCTGGTGGCTTCAACGACAACCTTGCAGAGATGATGGAAGACGGCGATTTAGGCCGTGTGTTCAGCGACTGCATAGCAGACATCGATGATGACAAATCGTCACGCAAAGAATGGATGGACCAATACAAGGAAGGTCTTGAGTTCTTAGGCATGAAGTTTGAGGACCGGACAGAGCCCTTTGATGGTGCCTCTGGTGTGATTCATCCGTTATTGGCTGAATCAGTCACACAGTTTCAAGCATCTGCATACAAAGAATTGCTACCCCCCGGTGGACCCGTCAAGGCACAGACGATCGGTATGGGCACGCCGGATACAGACTTGCAAGCTGCGCGTGTTCAGGAGTACATGAACTATCTGCTGATGCAGGAGATGCGCGAGTACGATCCTGAAACAGACCAGATGTTGTTTTATTTACCGCTGTCAGGCAGCGCGTTCCGCAAAGTCCATTTTGACCAATCGCTGGGGCGACCTGTCTCGCGGTTTATCCCTTCTGAAAAGCTGATTGTGCCTTACGGTACGTCAAGTTTGGAAAGTGCTGTACGCATTACGCACGTAGTGGATATGCCCACAAACGAGGTGAAGAAGCTCCAGCAGATAGGGTTCTACAAGAAAGGGCCGATTTCTAACCGTGGCTCTGACGATGAAGGGTACGATGAAGTCGAGGAAGAGATTGATGATCTCCAAGGCGTAAAGCCCTCTGGTGGTGGTGATTACGAGTCAGAACTGTATGAAATTCACATAGATCTTGACCTGCCTGGGTTTGAAGACATGGACATGGAGGGTGAGGAGACAGGCATCAAGCTGCCGTACATCGTCACTATTCTGCCCAAACAATCTCGGGTCTTGTCTATCCGCAGGAACTACCTGCAGAACGATCCTATGCGGAAGCGCATAGATTATTTTGTACATTACAAGTTCTTGCCCGGGGTGGGCTTCTATGGCTTTGGCCTGACGCACATGATTGGCGGGTTGTCGAAAGCCTCGACTTCCATCTTGCGACAGTTGATTGATGCAGGAACTCTGGCCAATCTGCCTGCTGGCTTTAAGGCTCGAGGCATCCGAATCAGGGATGACGACACCCCGCTGCAGCCAGGGGAGTTCCGCGACATGGATGCCCCCGGTGGGTCTTTGCGGGATGCGTTGATGCCCCTGCCATTCAAGGAGCCCAGCGGGACACTGCTGCAGCTGCTCGGCATGTTAGTAGAGTCAGGCAAACGGTTTGCAAGCATTGCCGATATGCAGGTAGGCGATGGCAATCAGCAAGCTCCTGTAGGTACGACGATCGCGTTATTAGAACGTGGCAGTCGGGTCATGAGCGCCATCCATAAGCGTTTGCACTATTCGCAAAAAGTGGAATTTAACCTGCTGGCGCGGGTCATTAAGGAGTCGCCCATCAAGGCGTACCCCTACATGATTGCCAATGGTCAGCAGCAATTAATGGTGACTGACTTTGATGATCGTATTGATATCTTGCCGGTCTCTGATCCCAACATATTCTCAATGAGCCAACGGGTCATGATGGCCCAAGAAATGCTCAAGATGGTCCAAGCGAACCCGCAGATCCACGGGCCGATGGGTATGTACAATGCATACCGTCGAATGTACGAAGCCATGGGCGTACAGCAAGTCGAACAGATTCTACCGCCCCCACCGCAGCCTCAGCCCACACCTCCATCAATGGAGAATGCAGGATTCCTACAAGGGCAACCGGCTCAAGCGTTTCAAGACCAAGACCATGATGCTCATATTGCTGCCCACCTGCAGTTGTATAAGACCGCCGTGGTGCAAGGGGCACCCCCGGGACAACAACAGGTAGCTTCTTTGATTCAAGCGCATATCTACCAGCATGTAGACTTCAAGGCGAGAGAGATGGCGATGCAATCACCTGAAGTCACCAATATGCAGCAGCAGATTCAGATGATTCAGCAGCAAGCGATGTCTGACCCTGCGATGCAGCAGCAAGCACAACAAATGCAACAACAGATGCAACAGATGCAGCAACAGATGCAGTTGGTGGTAGAAGATAAGGTGGCGCAGATGACCACTCAGATTCTTGAAGACCTTGCTCCGCAGTTTGAAATGCCCAATCAAGATGACCCGCTGGTCGGATTGAGGCAGGAAGAACTGGAGATTAAGGCGGCAGATGTCGATCGTAAGGCACAGGAAGCGCAGCAAAGGATTGATCTTGAGCAGCAGCGTTTAGACCAACAGGAAGACATTGCTGATGAAAGGTTAGGCGCACAGGTTGCGATTGCTGGGATGAGGAACGATACTGCACAAGATCGAATTGAATTATCTCGCCAGCAACAGATGGCTAAGACTGCTGAAGAAATGGCAAAAACTTTTTTTGGGCCTAGGCAGTAATACAGAGGAAAAGTAGATGAATCCGATTAAGCGTCAAACATCCTTTAAAGATCCTAAGGTCTCAGACAGCAAGACAACGGTAAAGGACCAAGGCACGGTTAATTACGCAAAGAGCGAAACCATTGCAACGCCGACATCCTCTAAGCCGTTTGGCGCAGGTGAGATGCGTGGTGGTGGTGCAGCCCTCCGTGGTAAGAAGTTCAGAGGAATCTTCTAATGAACTACCCCGGCCTCAACGTGACGCCTTTCTCTCAACAGCAGTATACCCCTCAGCAGAGCCCGTTTGGGCAAGCAATGGGGCGAGGCATGCAGCAGCCCCAGTTCGGCATGCAACAGCCTCAGCAATTTGGAATGCAACAGCCCAACTTTGGCGGTGGTTTTGGGATGCAGCAGCCGCGCTTTGGTATGCAGCAACCCAGCTTTGGTGGGTTCGGAGGCGGATTCGGGATGCAGCCTCCTCAGTTCGGCGGTGGATTCGGCATGCAACAACCCGGCTTTGGCTTTGGAATGCAGCCTGGGTTCGGTGGAGGTTTTGGCATGCAACCCCCTCAGTTCGGGGGTGGCTTTGGTATGGGCATGGGTGGGTTTCCCTCACAACGATTCCCCGGCCTTCAGGTTAGTGGTCCTTCCCCGTTCCAGTTTGGCGGGAGATTTGGAGGAGGATTTGGAGGCGGGTTCGGAATGCCGCAGCCTCGACCCCAGCCTTATATGGGAGGTTTCCCTCAGCCTATGCCTCCAACAAGGAGGCCACGCCCCGATGGACCTTTAAGGC